AATTAAAGCCATTAAGATTAAAAGCCATCGTGCTAACACCAAGGGCAGCGAACCAAATACCAACAACAGGCCAAGCAGCCAGAAAAAAGTGTAGACTTCTGCTGTTGTTAAAACTCGCGTATTGGAAGATGAGTCGTCCGAAATAGCCATGTGCTGCTACGATGTTATACGTTTCCTCTTCCTGCCCGAACTTGTAGCCATAGTTCTGAGACATGTCTTCAGTCGTTTCACGAACGAGCGACGACGTGACCAGGCTGCCGTGCATAGCAGAGAACAAGCTCCCACCAAATACGCCGGCAACGCCCAGCATATGAAAAGGATGCATGAGAATATTGTGCTCGGCTTGAAAAACGAGCATATAGTTAAACGTCCCGGATATCCCCAGAGGCATCGCATCTGAAAAAGAACCTTGCCCAAAAGGATACACCAGGAAGACAGCAGTCGCCGCAGCGACAGGAGCAGAGTACGCAACAAAGATCCAGGGCCTCATCCCTAGTCGATAGCTAAGTTCCCACTCACGTCCCATGTAAGCATAGATGCCAATGAGGAAGTGGAAAGTGACGAGTTGGAATGGACCCCCGTTGTACAGCCATTCATCAAGTGAAGCAGCTTCCCAAATTGGGTAGAAGTGTAGTCCGATGGCATTGCTGCTCGGAACGACGGCTCCCGAAATGATGTTGTTTCCATACAACAGGGAGCCTGCGACGGGTTCTCGGATTCCATCAATGTCAACAGGTGGGGCTGCCACAAAAGCAACCATAAAACAAATAGCGGCGGCAAGTAGGCAAGGGATCATCAAGACCCCAAACCAGCCAACATAAAGACGATTGTTAGTAGAGGTCACCCAAGAACAAAACTGTTCCCAAGATGACTCCCTGCGTAAAGCAATAGTTGCAGTCATTAGATTAGATAAGTACGTTGTGCCTCCCTCCCACCACACGGTAGGTTAGAAGCTGTACTTCACACCTGCTTTGGTGCCGTAGCTATTGACGGAATCAAAAGCAGCAGAGATCTCACCATAAACAGAAAGGTTCTCGCTAGCAGCAACGGAGCCGCCGACTTTGCCGGTCAGAATGGTTTCAGCTGCGCCGCCATCGGGAGACACAACAGTAGGGCCAGCCTGCATGGACCAGCTAGCAACACCAGCACTGCCATCAACACCAACGTGGAAGTCAGTGGAAGTGCCAGAATAATCGGAGCCACTGAAGGAACTGTTCGCTTCGACATTAACGAAGGGACCAGCCAGTGCAGGGGCAGCGGCGATCAGGGTTGCAGGGAGGATAGCAAGGAATTTCATTGTTAAGCTTTTTTGATTTTGAGATTACGTTTAGCAGTTTTAGCGGAGCGTCGGAAGTTAGCAGCCGTGGGTGCTCCAGGATCCCCAGGGCTTCTCATTTTTTCTTTACTGCCAGCAGCGATACGCTTGCGCTTGGCGTGAATGTTTGCGTAGAGGCCAGGCTTAGCCATTATTTTTTGCCTCCTTTTTTGGTGCCCTTCGGGGGACGACCTTTTTTAGTACCGTATGTTCCAGGACCGTATGGCATTAGAAATCAATGTCGGAGTTTTCAAGCTTGCGCATGATGTCTGCGCGGTACGCAGGATCACGGTCATACCGGGGATCTTGCATGGCAGCTACCACTTCAGCTTGACTGCGGAACCCATCAACGGGAGCAGCAGCTTTGCCTTGAAGCAGTTGACCTTCGCTGCCAACAGCATCTACATAACGATAATAAAGAGCTTGCAGTGCAAGGTTGATAGCACCGACGTTACCCGATTCGACCACACCATCAAAGGCAGCAATCTCATCAGCGTCGAAGTTTTCAGCTGCCCATTCAGTCAAGGCAGCATAGTTATCGGCACCACCCACACTTTGTTGGATGGCACTAACGTCAGCATCACTCAGTTCTACACCGGCAGGCGCTTGACCTAGCCTTTCATTCATTTGAAAGTATGCATCTACAAGGTCTTCAGAAGACATACTTTTCAAGGCTTCAATAGATTCTTCTGACAAGCCACCGTTGAGATCATACTCTTCGTTCAGAGCCTGGAAAAACTCAACAGCTTCGTTACCAGTTTCTTCTACTTCTTCCTCTACTTCATCGACAACACCTTCCTCTTCTTCACCCCCGTCACGATTGCCAAGGGTTCGTTGGAGTTCAAGGTATGCCTTTTCAAGTTCTTCTGCGTTCCTGTATTTACCAGCCAGCAGGTCACTGTGTGCATCTTCTAGTTCTTGACCTACAGCCAAGGATTCAGCATCACGTGCTTCGGCTTCTGCAATCGCGGTGGGATCGTTACTAGGATCGTATGTAAGAATTTCAGCCATTATTGTGGTGGTTGTTGATTTTCAATGGGAGGAACGAGTTCTTCACCCATTGCGTTGTTGATTACCTCAGGAGCGTTGGGGTTTTTGCTTGGGTCAACGATGGGAGACTTGAGCATCTGACCCATCTGTTGCGTCATGGCAAGGTCATGCTGCTCAGCGGCAGCTGCGTCTTGCTCTTCCTGACGTTGCTCCATACCCTTGATAAGGTTAAGAACATCAATACCTTGTGCAGCTGCCAAGCGTTTGATAGCTTCTTCAGCATTGATGTATTGCATCATTGCCTCAGGACCAATGGTTTGAGCAATGGTCATGATGAATGACGTCAAAGACTCACGGTCTTGGCCGCGGCCTAGTGCGTTGATACCTGCAACAATCGTAGGATTGACAAGGTTCTTGGGGATCTTGGGTACTTCACCAGTACGTTGCAGAACCATAAGTTTACGGTTCAGGTACGGCACAAGGAACTCTACAGTCAGCAGACTGAAAAGACCACCAAGTTGTTGTTCAAGTTCCAGTTGTGTCAGGCGTACTTCTTCTGCAGTCGTACGTTCAGATTGTCGAACGTTAAGTTGCATGAAGCCTTCGGCAATGCGACGCTCAAGGATCTGCATCTGTTGAGCAGCGGTTGCAAAGTCAGTCGTTTTACCGACTTGAATGACACCAACGTCATCAGGTCTGCCTTGTACGATAGCCCCGTTACCAGCCTGTGCAATAGTCTGCGGCTTGGTGGTAGACGAAGGGCTGACAAGAAACACAACTTTAGCAGCTGCTGCTGAACCTTCAGTCAGAGCTTGGCTGAGTGCTTCAAGAGAACGCAAGTCACCAAGGAACTCTTCGACACGACCACGACCGTAGTTCTCACCATCAACAGAATTGAAACGGAGAACCAGCCAAGGGTTAGCCTCTACAGGTGCCTTGCCCTGAGTACCAGGGATGATGTTGTCGAACACCTCTTGGTGCCAGACCATGCGATTGTTGTCGCGTCGGACGTGAGTAAATACTTCGACGTCTTCTGCGTTGATTGGTCCAGTCTCTTGTGAGACGTGGTTCAGTTTAGACCCCAGCTGCTGCATCATGGCAGGGGGCAACAGTTTTTTGTTGATCAGTTCTTTAGTAACGATTTCAATAACGTTACCGTTTCCGTCACGATCTACAACAAAACGGTTCAGTGGGTAATGCTTAATGCCTTCCTTCGACATGTAAAGCAATGCGTTACCACCGACCACCAGGTGTTTGATTGCCTGGTGAACGGTGACACGATCACTGGATGCAGCGATGGATTCCATCACCATCCGTTCGATCTTTGCAAAGCTCAGGTCGAGTTCTGATTTGATTTCTGCTGGGAGTTCGGTGCCGAGTTTGTCGTCACGAAGTTGCAGTTTAAAAAACGTGGTCTGTGGAGGGAGCAGGGCCAGCATCAGCTTGGAGCTGAGCGTGGTCACCGCTTTAGATCCCACCGACTGCCACGGAGTAAACAGTTTTTCGTGTGTGGTTCGGCCCGTATCCTCACGAATCAGATAGGGAAGGGTAAGCTTAGAGCACTGAACTGCAGTGTTGAGAAACTCGGAACGGCTGCTAGTTAAAGCATCGTACCTTTTACGTGCAGTCATGTTAATTAAACAATGTTAGGTCCTTTACCAGCACCCTGAATACCAGGGCTCAGTCCAATCAGCAGGCTAGAACGCCCACGCTTTTTAGTTGTCTTGGGTTTGCGGAGCTTGATACCACCAGCAAGTTCCCCGCCCATACCTTTTTTCTCTTGTGCTGTTGCTTCACCAACAGTCGTGGAGGCTGCAGTACGGACAGGAGTTTCAGGGGCTTTGGGGATCATGGCTTGCATGGCAGCCATTGCCCGCTCGTTGGCTTCACGAATCTCTCGTGCTTGCCGCTCAGCTTCTTCACGTGCTCGGCGCATAGCCTCTTCACGTGCATTACGCAACGCAGTTTGGCGTCGCATTTCCTCTTGCTGACGGTGGTGCGCTCGCCTTCCACCTCCACACATAATTAAGACTCCTCTAATCGTGTTTTAATAAAATCGACAATGCTGCGTTGTCCAGCACGGTACATGATGTGGGTGATTTGTGTATCTGGGCCGGGTTGGTCAGCAGGAAACTTGTCTTCAAGTTCTGCCAACAAGTTCTCCACAGTCAAGCCCAGATTAAGCGTACTGTGGGAGGTTCTGATTTGCATGTTCAAAGAAAGCAGGCATACGAGCTGCACGGGTGGCAGACAGTTCGGGCGCTTTGCCCTCATACATTAGCCGATCACTAGAATCCAGCCAAAATTTTTTGTCCAAATATTTATCGGAATTTTGACCAAGGGGTTGCATCACCCAATTGATCGTTGCCTTGCGGAGTTTATCCAAAGACGGAGAAATGTCAAGATTCAGTTCACGACAAATCAGCGAATTGGTACCGACATGGACTTGTTCGTCACGGCTAATATCAGCACTTACGGTACGCATACCTGCATCACCGTTAAAACGAAAGAAGGGTAGTAGAACAAAGAAAATTGCACGTTCGGCAACCATTGCTTTCGTGATCGTGTGATCAGGATGCGCAATCCACGCTTTTTGTAGAGCCAGCGCTTCCTGTTCCGCTTTTGGATCAACGCCGTAAGCATTGGCGATGTAACCCAAAGCGATGTCGTGGTTGATCTCGTCTTTGACGTTGGATTCGAGCAGCTCACGAGCCGCATTCGGAACATTCTTTTCCAGGGCATCAGTGATAAAGTCGCCAACGGGCAGTTCCATGTGCCGCAAGGCGAGGGCACGAAGAATCGTTTCGTGCGCCCCTTCCTTGCAAAGACCGGCGGTTGTTTGGACCGGAGTCCATTTGCGCTTACGCGCCATTAGTTTTTGATACGGATTCATTCCTGACAGTCACATTCGAGTTCTTCATTTAGGAGATCTGCAAGGTACTCATCGACATCCTCTTGAAGAGCTGCATATACATCAGACTTATCTTGAGTGTCACCCATGACTTGCAGACTGTAATAAAGGGAGGTTTGCGGAGACGCCAACCACTCTTCGATAAAGGCGTTGTCGTAAATAACAACATCACTCCAACTGTTGAAGCTGTACCCGTGAAGAAGTCCCGTGCTATCCAGCATCGTCATCAGGTTGTCAGCCACTTTCTTGTAAGCAGCCCAACCAACTTCAGATGCAATTTCTACATCACCATAATTATATGTTTCAACACCAAACGTACCACTATCTCTGTCTACAGTTCGGGCAATTGGAGGAGCGATCTCTGGTGTGCAAGTAAAACCCTCCAAGTCGCGGCTGCGATAGCTGCAGGACGCTGTAGGAGCAATTGCGAAGGCTCGCACCATATTATTATCGCTAGCAATTTTTGCGGCAGCTTCAATACCAGCCTTAAATTCAAATGCCAGATCAAATGCGGTGGTAAATTCCACATCGCCGTTGTTGATCTTTTCCAAAGCGTCTCCGAACTGAGCATAGGTCACTCCGTTCCTTCGAAGGAGGTTGGCCAATCCGAGCATTCCAAGTCCGACTTGTCGGTCGGTTTCGCTTGGCAAGTATTCTCCACTATCGCCAACGCCAGTTTTAGCGTGGAGGGAACACAATTCCGACATACCTTGAGTAAAAGCTCTTGGGATGTCGTCGATGTCACAGGCACCAAGATTGACATGTTGCAGCAGGCATGTTCCGCGTGAGGGCAAGTAAACTTCCAGGCAGACATTTCCTCGGATTCGATTTCCATCATTGTCATACTTTACCTTGTTGAGCCAGATGTCGCCGGATTTGATCCCGTAGAGTAACTGTTCTTTAAATTGACAAGCCTCCCACCATTCGGGAGTGATGTTGATGCAGCGCTTGACCCACGGGAGTTCATGACGTGGAGTTTCAATAAACTCAAGTGCATCAGGGTGGCTGAGGTCAATATGGCACACCACAGCACCGTTTTTATACACGCCACCGCGACGGAGGATCTCATTTAGTGTGGAGTAGATTTTTGCGAAAGAGACTGGACCTGATGCAACAAGTCCTTTTCCATTTTCTTCACCTCGGGGTCGCAGTTTCGACAGGTGCACAGCGCATCCTGCTCCATATCGCAAAGCATGCGACACAAATCGCCAGCTAGCTTCGATTCCATTAGGCCCTTCCATAGTGTCTTCAACTACGAAGACTGTGCAACTAACGGGCAGACGGGAGGTGGGGTCGTCAATCCAGGATTGGACGCGACCGGTTCGGGAAATAAGGGAGGTGGTCATTCTGTAATAAGGTCGGTGAGGTCGGGTGGGGCGTAGTTCGGTCCTTTCAGAACTTTCCCATCAGCTCGGTAGATAGGTTTGCCATCTTCACCAAGCTTAGACATGTTGGAACGGTGAACGCGACGCATTGCTTCGTCAAGATCCCACTCCTGACTAGCTGCAAACTGGAAACAAACGTACACCAGATCAGCTAGTTCTTTGAGCTGTTCACACTCATCTTTCAAATGAAAGGCTTCGTGAAACTCACTCCATTCTTCGTCGATTAACGACTTTTGTGTTTTACGTTTCGTCTTGCCAGTCTGGAGCCCATACGCGGCGCGAAACTGTTCCGCCTGGTCCATCAAGCTCTCGTGTATGTAAGAGTTCATTTTCAAGATAGTGGATTGCTTTTTTAAGATCTTGGATGTAGGCGTCTTGCATACTCCTGCCGTCGATGCCTTTGTGACCTGCACGGCAAATGTATTTGATCGCGTTACCGAGGAAGTAGCTGAGGTCTTGGTCCCTGATAAAGTCCCAGACTTCTATGTTTCCTCGGGTGTAATGGGCTGGTGGGGTTGCCATTGTTTGACGAGATTTGTAACTGTGTTGGCTAGGCAGAAGTTCTGCCGTTGAAGTGCAATGAAAACTGTGATGATGTCTTCCTTACTTGCTTCAGGAAGTAAATCATTTAATCGCCGGATCTTGAACTCCTGTTCGATCGTCAGCTCCATCACTGGCGGAGGCGGGGCTCCACGGAATGACCTGTCGTTGTATTGGGTCATAGTCTTTGTGGGTAAGGATCTTTGCAAGACGTGCATTGATCAAAGCTTCTTCTTCGTCCAATCCTTTGGACTCAAAGGCTTTAACAACGACATCCCATGTGTAACCTTCTTCGTCGAACAAAGCTACAGCACGTTTGACACCAATACCAGGAACTCCTGAGTAACCATCAGTTTGGTCACCAGCCAACGTTTGGATCAGATGCCAACGCTCACCCTCTTCAGGGGTCACGTCGATAACCTCATCCATGTTGTACAGCTTACCAGGAATTTGGCGCATGTCTTTGTCCGGGCTACAAATAATGTTGCCAGGGTTTGCGGTTGCGTAGATGCCCATGGCATCGTCAGCTTCCAGCTCAGGCATACGAATCACTTCGTACTCTTTACTCAGTTCAGTGATCACACGTCGGTAGCCGCAAGGTTTCTTGCGCTGACGGTGACCCTTGTACTCTGGGTAAATTTCTTTTCGGAAGTTTTTGGAGTCACTGAAGAATAGGATTACTTCAGGCTCTGCAAACGTAAAACGATCTTTGATCTTTGTCAGTTCACGAGTAACGTTTCTGTAGGCTTCCGAGAACCTACTGACGACCATGATGACGTCGTCACCCCAATCAATCTCATCCTCCGCACTAGCGCATGCTTTGTACGTGATGTAGTCAGCGTCAATTAGGAGTTTCATTTGGTTTTGTTTTGGTACCAGTTGAAGAACTGCATTGCTTTTTCCCGACGTCGAGAGCCGAGGTACGGGTACATGTCTTTGAGAACGTCAAAGATCACGTCACGTTTTGCAGTTTTCCATTTCTGTACAGGCTTGTGGTGTTCAGGAGCAGAAGGACGTTTGACCATTTTCTGCAAGTTGCCGCGACATTCAAGGGCAAAATAAAAGTCCCACATGACATCACCGTCAGTCATTTGAACTTCAATCTGCCAAGCGTCGCGCTGTGGACTAAAGTGAATGCAACCTTCACCTTCAAAGATTCCAGCTGCCCACTCAATGGACTTCTGCCCAGTTGACACCTTGTTTTGCTTCGGCTGCGATTGGGATTCGGAGTTTGTAGTATTCTCCAGCAGCTGCTGCTGACTGTACCAAGGATGTTGATAGCCGGTCTGCGTGTTTAGGGTCGCACTCGAATTGGAGTTCATCATGAATAAATGCGAGCTGCGCACAGCACAACTCTTGGTGGATAATGTTTGCGTTGTTAATAACCATCCAGCGTTTTGCAACAACGCCGGCACCTGACTGAAGGCAGTAGTTTAAACTTTTGTGTGCCTTGTCAACTTTAATTTTGCGGCCATCTATAGACCTGACATAACCTCTCTCAGCTGCCGTTTTAATTGCCTTGAGAAGTTCCGACAAACCGTCAATAGCGTCCACGAACGCCGCCCTGATCTCTTTGCCTTTGCGTTTCGCCGCACTGTCACTTAGGGAAGAGTCAAAGGAATGCCCGATTTTGGAGTCGCCTGCTCCATAGAGGAAGGCGTAGGTGACAGTTTTGACAGCCCGCCTACTAATTCCGATTTTGTCGGCATTAACTTGGTGAATGTCTCCATTAAGGAGGATGTCAGCGTAACGACCTTCGTCATACCGAGCAAGATAATGAGCGAGCATGCGAAGTTCGATGCCGCTAAGATCAGCACCAACCATAACTTGCCCTGGTGTGGCTGTGAATAATTCTCTGAACACATGTTCGCTAGGTACCTGGCTAAGATTTGGATTTCGATGTGAACAACGATGTGTGTTCGTTGCTACTGAACAGAAATGATGTATACGATTAGACGTCGTACATAGCTTCAGCCATGCGTTCACGCCTTCCGAGATCATCCCCAATTTCTTGGTAATATCGAGACATTTCAGAAACTGCAAAGCAGTCTCCGTCCCGATATCCTTGAGGACTACTTCGTCGATAATCGGTTTCCCTGTCGGGGTCAGTTGTTTGGGCTTCCACCCGTACTTTTCCTGGAGTATCCATGAGATGTGATCTCTAGACGTTGGATTGAGTTCTTTGAGACGGGTGAAGGTGGCACCTTCGACGTAACCTGCTGGCCCATTATTTCGCTTAGGAGTAAATTGTTCTCCTGCGACGAAAGGATGCCGGTCGCGTAGTAGTTGATAAGTCTCTTCAAGTTCTCGTCGGAGAGACGATGCAAGTTTCCATGCAGAGCGCTCATCAAAGTGCCATCCATGTATCTGTTGCTGTGTGAGGATTGTGGCAACGTCATGTTCTAACGCGACCCAGTCAGGTAGGGGTGGAAATGGTTGCATAGTTTGGTGGTGACATTTACGTCTTGGATACAGTAATCTTGCATCTCTTGTGACCACTCTTTCCAATCGGTAGTCTTACCGAAGGATCCTTTGTATTCACCCAACCTATGACCGTATGCCTCAAGGCTGTGACGACCATAGAGTTTGAGGTCCATTTGCTGGATCTTGCCAGCTTCTCTGAGCCGGTGATCCAGCTCAAGCATGTCTGTGTGAAACAAACGTGACAACAAAAGTGTGTCAATGACTAAGGCTTTCGGATCAAACCACGGGTAAATCTTCCGAAGACAAGGTATGTCGTATCCGATGACGTTGTGACCGGCAATGATGTCAGCGTCCTCCAAACGCTGCACACCTCTAACGATCGGTTCACAATCGCCTTCGTCGTTGTAGCAAAGGGTTTGGTCAACCTCGCTGTCATGGATAACCAGACAGTGGATCTTGGTAACATCATCGAGAAGTCCGTCAGATTCAAGGTCAAAAATTAACATCATTCCAGTGGCGTACGACGCCAGCGCAGATGAATATGTTAGTGATCAACACAAGCCCATCAATCAAGATGAGCCTAGCGACCATTCCAGCTGTAAGTTTTATCTTTGAACTGCGCTTTCTCAATCGCTTCGGCTGTAGGAGGGTTTGGCTTGTTAAGCAAACTCGTGTATTGGATCAAATTCTGCTTCTTCGTACTCTTCATTGAATTTACAAGTGGATAAATCGTAATTTAATTTGCACGCGACACCAACTTCGCCTGAATAGCGATTTTTAAGGACTCGCACTGTCGTACTACTTCCTCCAGATGCGGCCTGTTGATCTCGTTCAAGCGCGATAACTCCGTCAGAGAGTTGAGCAATTGCTGCGCTTCCCCTGAGCTGGCCCATAGTGACGCGAGCGCCCTCTTCGTGAGGTTTGTCATTGATAGTCCTACGCAAGTGTGATACAAGGAACATCGACACACCAGTGCGTTCAACAAGTGAACGTAGACGTGTCATTGTCGTATCAATCATCTTGCGTTCATCGCCATCAAGACCGCTAAGTAAGATTGATAAGTGATCTAGAAATATAATCCGGCAGTCGAGTCCAGCAGCCAGATACTCGATCCGCGAATAGATGACATCAGGATCGAAAGAACCAAAGCCATCGAAAAGAAAGAGATTCCAATTAGCAATAGTCTGTTGATAAGCTTCGTGGAGGGCAGATCGTTCATGTTCGCCAAGGTGTAGTGATTTGCCGACTGCGGCAGACATCAGCCCTAGAGCTGTACGGCGGTTGGATTCTTCAAGCGCCAGGTAACCGACCCGTTCTCCTTTACAAAGAAGGTTAGTTGCAATGTCACGACAGAATGACGATTTTCCAATGCCAGATCCTGCAGTGATTGTGACAAGCTCTCCGTACCGGATCCCGTGAAGCTTTCGTTGTAATCCTTGAAATGGATAGTCATGGTCTGATGGAGGCGATGGTGTGATGATCGTGTCAAGCAGTTGCTTTGCATCCACAATCCCTTCAGGTTGATACTGAAGGTGGTCGTAGTTGCAAACTGCTCGAATGGCTTCACTGTCTCCGGCTTGCAAAGCGTCTGATGCGTCTTTGTAGCCTTCAAGAAACCCGATGTACGCCTTACCAGGTGGCAAGACGGATGCAGCATCTTTGGCTGCCTTTTGTCCAGCTTCGTCGTTGTCGAAAAAGATCACTACTTTGTCGTAGTAGTTGATCCATTCGTAGTTGTGTTGGAAAGCCTTTTTGGCTGCAGGTGCTCCGTTTGGAATAGAAACCACGTCCCAGTTGGGTTGTGCTTCCCACACTGACATGCAATCCATCTCGCCTTCAGTGACGACAAGCTTTTTAACTTTGCTTGTGGTCTTGTGGCGGAAGTTTTGCATACCGAACAGGGTCTTTACCTGCCCTTCGCATGTGAAGGTTTTGTCAACGGTTCGCACCTTAGCCCCAACAAGAGTTCCATCCACGTCGTAATAGTAGTGGCGAAGAAACGATCCAGACTTGTAGGTCTTGAACATTTCTGCGGTTCTTTCGGAGATTCCTCTGCTTTGCAATCTCCCGGCTGAGCCTTGAAGCTGGACATTGTGCATTTTGGGGGAATGAGTGTGAACGGTATCGGTACCGTCACCGCTTTGGTGTGCGTGACACTTGTGACAAAAAGTGTGGCCGTCTGAATACAACGCATTGGCATCAGACGACCCACATGCAGGACATGGGATGTGTCTCAGAAAGTGAGACTCTTCAGAGCAACCATTTGAGTGGGATGTTTGCATAGGAAGTCCAGGGAATGCCCAAGCGCTCGCAGTAAGCGGCGTAAGTTGTTTTTGACTTTTTACTGATTGTGTTGTAAGGAGCTTGAAATACCATTCGTAAATCGAGATCGGGGTTTTGTTTTTTGACAGCTTTGATCTTGCGACGATCTTTGCTGTCCCAATACCCCTTGCACTCCAGATACACACCGTTTGGAAGGATGAAATCTGGGCAGTACTTGTGCTCGATTACATAGTCAACCTTTACGGTTTCGTATTCATATTTGACATCAAGCTCAACCAGAAGATCAGCAACCTTCTCTTCAAGTTTTGAGCGGAATGCCATCAGTCGTTCATTTGTTTTTCGATGATCTCTTCAACGATTTCAGATACAGCACGCCGCATCTCATACTTGAAGTCGTTGCGATCCGCTTTGTAGCGGGTAACGCTGATCTCAGGAAGCTTGACACACAAGGTCCCTTCGTAAAGACCGAGGTCTTCGTTCTTAACGCAATCAAAACTAACCATCAGAAATCATCCTCATCAATTGCAGCTTCATTTTCAACGGGGCGTACCACGTTGGGTTCAGATGCTTTGTAACCAGCGGTCTTGCCAAACAGGGCCGCGGCTTTCTCGTGGTCAAGATCCACACCACCGTTGTCAACACCTGCCTTGCTGGACAGGCTTACGATCTGGATGGAGATGGGCTTGAGGGAGGTGCCAATGGTCGTGCCATCTTGCAGGATGTACGGCTTTTGATAAAAAGCAATGCGCACCTTGCTGCCGCTGTAAAGCGGAGTGTTGGGATCAGTGACGGGTTCGCCTTCACTGTCCACGATGGGGATCTGTTGATCCTCTTTCCAACGGAACTTGACTTTGTAGCCGCCTTCAGACACCTCTTCCCAAGGTTCGGGACGGACACTCTTACGACGAGGATTCTTCAGTTTTGATTCAGACCACTTCAGGCTTTCAGCACGGTCCATTTCAAGCTTGTCAACCATGTCTTGGTCGATGATTGCTTCCATGGAGTAGCCGTATTGGCCAGGCTTGGTGATGGCTTGGAAACCATCAAGCAGTACAGGGTCTGGGGTGGTGTAGGTGGTGTAACCCATTAACAAAAAAAGTAGGTTGAGTGGATCACTCGTGACGGTTCAAGGTCACCAATGATTGGCGGATCAGTTTCTGCTCCGATCTGTTGTGCGAATGACTTCAGGTAGTCATGTTCCGCAAACAAATGCATGTATGTTTCACGAACAATGGTTGATAAAACAGACATGTCAGTAGCACGACAAAGAACCGAGTCGTGTATGAGGGAAATCGGAGCGTTGAAGCGTATCGCAGATAGACACAACAGTGACGCATCGAGTGAATGTATGAGATTGGGAGCAGTAGCGTTTTTGTGATGGGCGCGATCGACTTTGTCACCGTCTTCGACAGCAACGTTGATTCGACAACGACCAAGTAACTGAAGATCAATTTGCTTCAGGTTTTTCTTCATAAGACGTTGAGTAACAACAAACCCAGACGGTGTAGTCCAAGTAAGTTTGTCAGCTCCACGATCAATGGCAGCAGCTACTTCTGTTTCAATCCACTTCATGACACGCATAGGTCCAGGGACGACAACATTCATTGCATCCCGTACCGCGTTCACTGTTGCGGTGAGGTCTTCCTTTTCAACTTCCACTCCCTTTTCTTCCAAGGCTTCACGTATGTAAGACCTGTTGGAATAGGGTTTGGCATTGTAAGGAATGGTCATAACTGTTCGTTTGGTCACCTTACGATCCATGTGTGGTTTGACACAATTAGGAACGTTAGGTTTCGCTTGTTCAGCTATGACTTTGTACGCATCTTGTGGTTTGTCACCAGGGATGACATTGACAAGACGTGCTGTTGATTCATCACGGGCGAGCCCTGCGAGAATCTGGAGCCCACTGCACGTGGCGTCCGTGGCCACTGGGAGTCCTGTGTGGCTACGTGTACAGGCAACAACACATGCGTAATACTCTTCACATGCGGCAAGGAATTGCCACGGTTCATCAGCACCTTCCCAATCAGATAGACATCCAATAGGATCACGAGCAATACGTGATATGAGTGTGATGTTTTGTTGTACCCACTCCAGTCTTTCAGCCATGGTGGCTTTGTCAAGACCGTAGGTGGTAGCAACTTGGAACGCCAGCCATTCCTCACATTCTGGTGTGACGAAAGCTTGTTCGTAGAAGCGTAGCAGGGACTTACCGAAGTCTGTGTCTTGGGGTGTCAAGAACGCAGGTATCGGATATACCCTGCCCCGATAATCCGCACTCCAGGGAATGTAGAACTTCGGGTACTTCTTAAAGACGTTCACTGCGTTCATGGTCATGCGTGTACGACATGACTTTTGAAACGCTTGTGCGTTGATGTTGCAGACCTCTGCAGCCCTGCGCCTGTAGTCTTTGCGGGACTCTTTGTTCTCCGCAATGTCCACGGGCTTGGGTGGCAGTGGCATCTCAACCACAGGGATAAATTTGCCAACCTGAATCTGCTTGTCCATCAACGTCTCAGCGACGTCAACGACAAACGGGTTCAGCGTGTAGGCAACCTTCTGAATCTTGTTCAGGAAGGTGATGAAATCTTCTCCCTGTATACATTGGCGGTTACCACGCCGGACCATGTCGTAGCCCTTCATGACCTCGTTCAGCAGGTACCCGCCCTGCCGTTCGTTGGACCAGTCGTTGGGCTCGATCAGCATGGGCCAAGCAATGGGGCTGAACAGCTCAGCCGTTGCCATGACCTGGTCTTTGATCTCCAGGAACTCAGGTGTCGGAACGATGTAGTTCTGACGCTTCCTGCCCTCCTGTCGGACGTCAGTCATGAACCATTGGCTTGACTCACAAATGCAATCAAGCAGCCACCCGCCCAGGCGAACCCGGACGTGGCGACCCCACGCTTTCCAATGAGGAACGTCGTAGCGGTTCATCAGCGTGCGAATGACCACCACCTTTTGATGGGTGCCAATCGACTTGTGCCAATAGTTCTCTTTCAGTTTGTGCAGGAGTCCAGGCACGTTGCGTTCGTAGTGACGCAGCATGCACTCGTTCTCGATTGCTTGACCGATAGAGTCCGTTACGTTTGCGACAAGAGATGATTTAGGTTTGACACTAAACACCTTGTCAAAGGTCACCTTGCAGGCAATGCCAGCGGCTGCCTCAGGCTCTAGGTCATGCAAGAACATGGAGATCTCACGGAAGTGGACACCCGCGTTCCCTTTCTTTAGCCTTGCAGTAGTCTCACGAATACGGGCAGCCACAGAAGGCAGAAGCTGCTCAATAGAAGCCACCCCGTACACACTTGCACTTGCATAGTCTTTCGATTCGAGTTTGCGGGTGTTGTCATGCAGCTGCCTCAACCCCTGTCGGATTTGTTCTCGTTCAAGGGCGACTTGCTGTGCGATTTCAGCCTTCGTCGCCATCCTCCTCCAGATACCTGACCGAGTTCATGTCATCAATTTGTTGATGCATCAGCTCAATCAACTCATCACGGTGCGGATGGTGTACCAGCTCGTTGATAAAATCAGAAATCATTAAAGTCGAGTTCATAATCTTCCAAATCTTTGGGGTGAACATGACACAACGTGTCGTCATAACAAATGACTAACTCGTGCGTCCGTGCAATCAGGTAATCACGAATCTTGTTGTTGGCTGCAGACATGCGTTTGTACACATGTTCTTTCACCTTGTGGTTTTTGAGATTCGTAGCCCGTATCACACATTCAATGTTTTCAGGCAACATCCATCCACCAACTTTCCAATCCATGAAATCCTCGTAAGGCCATGGCTCGAACTTGCTGTCTGGAATTGCCTTTACACGTGCCCATTTATTTGGAAAGTATGCTTTTTTACCATTCATTTGATAATCGTACGTCTAATAAACGGCTGTTCTTGTCATTGGACAACTCCAAAGCATCCCATGCGGCATCCTCGGCGTTGGCGGCAAGTATGTAAAAGAACTCGCCACTAGACAAAAGAACTAGATACTCATCAAGTCGTGGGCTTTCGACGTCTCGCACGTCGTGGCGTGGCTGGTTTTGCTGCAGGAGCATCCACGCGAATGAATGTGTCACGTTTGGCTAGTTCCTCATAGTGGGGCCTCCATTTGTGGTCCGGGAAGTAGTGCAACCAACACATGATTGCGTTGCGTATGTACCAGTCGTCATCTTTCGGTGACGAAGGATTGTCGGTCGAGTTTGTAGACAATGTTCCTCAGTTGTTCAGAGGTGAGTAGACCAATGGCATGGTCTTTGATTGCTTGTTGTTGCAACGAACGCAGGTCATTGCGTCCGTGCGATGAGTGTGAAACGCTCAAATATGCAATTGTCAAGTTTCTTTGCGCCGAAGCACGAGCAAATATTAGCCAGCATTCAGGGTTAGTCGAGCCTAGTTCAGCTTTTCTTCCGATTTAATGCGTGAATGTAAACAATGTCGAAATGTAAACTATGTCTTGACATGAAAAAACCCCCGCCGAAGCGAGGGTCTGTTTGGTGTTTGTATCAGGGGCTACGAAGCTGGCTCCTTCTCCTGGGATTTGTCGAAGGCGTTCTTCAACTCACGCCAGGTCTCAAACACCTTGTCATGTCGTTCACCAAGCTTTTTGTGCACGTCCTTGTACTCTTTGTCCAAGGCGTTGGCCTTGACGTTGTGCAGGACGGCAACCTCAGCCTTGGTGAACATCAGTTGGAACAGTTCGTCCTTGACCTCGTCGTGCTGCTCGCATAACACCTCAGGGCACATGCCAGTGATGTTGTGAACGGCTGCGTCCGCCTCTCTGTCAGTGATCTCAAAGAAGTCACACGATTTCTCCACAAGGCGAGCGCTGCGCAGGTACGCAAACGCTTTGGACATTGCCTCCATGGATTCGTAGACCGCTTCACGGTGCTTTTTGCGCAGATCGTCCCGTTCGGTGGACAGCTTGTTTAGCTCCGTGTCTTTGGCGCGGTACTCGTGGAAGTCGCCAGGGTTGGCGGGCTTGGAAGTGCGGGGCATTGGTTTGGTGGTGGTGGGTTTGGTCTTGCGTCCGTATTTCATACGGGGAACAGTTGGACTTGCTTACGCTTGGCGCGTAGCTCTTTTTCTGTGGTGCGTAACCATCGGCACTGGTGGAACGTGTTGCGCTCCACTAGCTCCATGATGTGCCACGCGTCCTGTTCAGTCATTACAAAGACCTTGTCGGTCCATGCGTCCGTGTCCCGTCTCCGGGTTTGGATGACGTAACAGGCTCCAGGGTCAGCGGTACTCATGATGATCAATGACAATGAGTGCAATGGCCGCGGCTAGCAGTCCAACAGTCAGCGGTGGGCTGATGCTGGACGCTGCCAAAGCAAGTAAAAGACAAGCAAAGAAAAGAAACATCAGATCATCTCTGGAATGATCCTCTCTCCGTGCTCTGTGACCGGCAGGAAGCCCAGTCCAACGATGTTGGGTAGGTCCATGGCTCGAAGGGTCTTGTTGCCCGTCAAGCGGCACACGTAGACCGCTGCGTCATTCAACGGATAGGCCAGCGTGCGTCCGTACACGTCCTTCAGTTTGAAGACGGCTAGGGCTTGCTGTTGCAGGGTGGGCATGACAGTGGCTCCGTGGCTGATGAGTGTGAATTGAGAATCTTTGCGTCCCTGAGCTTGAGGCGGATTTTGTAAACCATCTCAAACTCGGGGGCATCAAAGCCCAACGCTTTCAGGTGGTCATCCAGGAGCACCACGAGGGCGTCGCGTTGCTCCGGGCTGAGGTTGGGTCGTACGTAGCGCATCAATACAAATCGACGACGTCCAGGTGTGCGTAAGCTGATGGCCTGTCGGTCAGACGGTAGTCAGCAAAGTTGGCATTGTCCAGCTTTTGGTATGCCTCCTGGATGTCATCAGTGAACACGTAGACCAGGAACTTGCGTGCCCAGCCGGGCGTGTCCGTGGCAGTGAATGAGAACCAGTACATGAGGTGAGACGTTGGGTGAGTTGGGCTCAAGGCCCAGACCAAGGGAGCCGGAGTCGATCCGGCAGCATCGCGCCTGTGTCCCCTGGCAGTGGTTGATCAGG